CATTAAAGGAAAAGGTAGTGGTAAAAAAGATGCCTGCTATAGTAAAGTAAAATCAAGATATGATGTTTGGCCAAGTGCATATGCATCGGGAGCACTAGTCAAGTGTCGTAAAGTTGGCGCTACTAATTGGGGAACGAAGTCTGAAGAAACTATAATTGATGAGGCACAAAAATGTTGGAAAGGGTATAAGAAAAAAGGAACTCAAACACTTTTTGGAAAAACATATAATCGATGTGTTAAAGCAAATGAAGAAAAAGAAATGATTAGATACTGCCCAAAATGTCAAAAAGACGAAACTAGAAATGAGTGCAAATATGGTCCAAGGTATTGGGATATGTTTTCCACCCCATCAGCATTAACAACTAATCAATTAAAATACAACATTGCTACTGTTCATCCTGGAAATTTCCCAGAGTCATATGATCACGAGCACTCTATGGCAAGATCAGAACTGTCCACAATCGTTTCTGCTGCCAAGAGACTTCGTAAAAAAATGAAGGGAGAAGGTAATATTGAGGCATGGGTACAATCAAAAATTACTAAGGCAGCAGATTATCTGGATAGTGCTGCAGATTATATTGATAGTGGTGAAATGAAAGCAGAAGAATACTCAAACTGGAGAGCAGATTTTGGATTATCAGAAGACTGGCAAAAAGTTAATCGTAAAGACAAGACTGATGGTTTAAGTTCTGCTGCTGTTAAAGCATATCGTCGTGAGAATCCTGGATCAAAACTACAAACTGCAGTAACTGAAAAGAAACCAAAAGGTAAAAGAGCAAAGCGCCGTGCTTCATTCTGCCGGCGCATGTCTGGGATGAAGGATAAACTCACCTCAGCAAAAACTGCAAGAGATCCAGATTCAAGAATCAATAAAGCACTTCGTCGTTGGAACTGTAACTAAAATGAAATCATTTCAACAGTTTATTTCAGAAAGCATCAATATTGCCGGCGATTTTAACGGCAATCTTTATATGAATTCTTCCGAACCAGAAACGGCAAACGAATCTTTTCTTGCTGATGTAGTTTGGAAAGGAAGATTATATCGTATGGAAGTTGAAGGAAAAATGATGGATAAAAATCAACTTGCAGAGCAACTACAAGGAGAATATCCTGGAGCGATTGTTCATAATATATACCCAGTAGAATCTACTTCTATAAAAATCAAAAACGCACAAAGATATAGACCAGAAAGATTATCGTGGAGTGAATGATTAATGGCACAATTTAATAAGAATGACCAGGACTTTCTAAATCAAGAAAGAACCCTTTTTGAAGTCAATATGATTGCCAATAAGAATGGGCAAGTTGTTACTGTAGACAACCCATTTCCAGTATCTCTTGGAAGTTCCAGTATTACTATTAATGGTGACATTACAATTCCAACAACTGTAAGTGTTGCAAGTTCTCCTGCAAATCCAGTTCATACTCATATTACTCAAATTGGTTCAAGTGGTCTTTTAGAAGATGAAAGTATTCCTTATATGCCTATCGGTATTGGAACTGCACAAAATCTAAATCTTTCATATCTTCCAGTTGGCATTTCCACATTACTGAATACTGTATCAATCTCTAATACTTCCTTTTATGTTCTAAATCCAGTTACTTCTGTGACTGTTGGTGGAACTGTTTCTATTGCAAATACAGTTTCTATATCCAATACTTCTTTTTATGTCTTAAATCCAGTAACAACAGTAACTGTTGGTGGAACAGTATCAATTGCTAATACAGTATCAATCTCTAACACTTCATTCTACATAACCAATCCAGTAACAACAGTCGCAGTATCGGGTATTGGTTCTACTGTTACAGTTCAAGGAACAGTAGGAATTGGAACAACAGGGCAAGTATCACTCAACCTTAATAGTGCTCCTGTAAGTTCTAGTAATCCACTACCAGTCACAGGAACAGTATCAATTTCTACAACATCATCAGCATCTGTTACATTTCCACCAATAGCAACTGATGCATTTGGTCGTTTAAGAACTTCAACTCCACTTACACTTTTTGATAGTTCTCACAGATACAAGGACAATAATCTTTGGAGTGGTTTAGTTGTAGGAACTGGTTCAACAGTTGGATTTGTAACAGCACAAGGTTTAGTCAATATTAGTATAGGAACTACTGCTGGATGTTCTGTAATTAGGGAAACCACAAAAGTATTCTCTTATCAACCAGGAAAATCATTACAAGTGATGAATACTTTTGTAATGAACCCTCCAAAGACAAATTTACGTCAAAGAATTGGATATTTTGGTGCAGATAATGGAATGTATCTGGAACTTGATGGAAGCACTTTATATTTTGTGGAAAGAAGTTTATCTACTGGAACAACAACAAGAGTTGCACAGTCGGATTGGAATGTTGATACGATGCTTGGTGCAGGGCATCTCAATCCATCTGGTGTTACATTAGATATTTCCAAAGCACAAATTTTGTGGATGGATATTGAATGGTTGGGAGTTGGAACAGTTAGGTTGGGTTTTGTAGTTGATGGGAAGTTTATTCACTGCCATTCATTTCATCACGCAAACTTAATCACTTCAACTTATATTACAACGGCATCATTACCTTTGAGATATGAGATTGCAAATACTGGAATTACAACAAGTTCAAGCACACTGAAACAAGTTTGTTCTACTGTAATTTCAGAGGGTGGTTATGAACTTCGTGGATTGCAGCAAGCAATTAGCATTCCAATTAATTCTCCAAGAACATTAGGAACTGCGGGAACATTTTATCCTGTAATATCTTTGCGTCTCAAAGCATCACCAAATCGTTTGGATGCTATTGTAATTCTCACAGCACTTTCTATAATGCCAATTAGCATTGGTAATTTTAATTGGCAAGTTATAGCATCTGAAACTACTACTGGTGGTGCTTGGGTAAGTGCTGGAGTTGATAGTGCTGTTGAATATAATATTACTGGAACTTCTGCTGCTGGGGGAAGAATACTAGCAAGTGGATTTTTTAACGCATCAAATCAAGCAGCAAGTCAAGTTGATATTCTGAAAGAAGCATTATTTAAGTTTCAGTTAGAAAGAAATGGATTAACTTCAACTCCTTATGAACTTACACTTGTGGTTGCTTCTGATGGTGGTAATGATACTGTTGTTGCTTCTATGGACTGGGAAGAAATCAGTAGGTAATTTTTATGCCAAATAATGACATCTATCTTGGTAATCCTCTACTTAAAAGAGCAAATACACAAATACAATTCACAGAAGAACAGATTATTGAGTTCTTGAAGTGTAAGGAAGATCCCGTATATTTTGCAAAAAACTATATTAAGATCGTTTCTCTGGATCACGGTCTTGTTCCTTTTGAGATGTATCCATTTCAAGAGAAACTTGTAAGAAATTTCCACGAGAATAGATTTAACATTTGTAAGATGCCACGACAGACTGGTAAATCAACCACCTGCGTGTCCTACCTGCTCCACTATGCCGTGTTTAATGACAATGTTAATATTGCCATCCTAGCGAACAAAGCATCCACTGCAAGGGATCTGCTTGGGAGATTACAACTTGCTTATGAGAATCTACCCAAGTGGATGCAACAGGGTATTATATCTTGGAACAAAGGATCACTTGAATTAGAAAATGGATCAAAAATTTCATCAAACTCTACTTCTTCATCTGCTGTCCGAGGCGGATCCTATAATGTCATCTTTTTAGACGAATTCGCGTTCATCCCGAATCACATTGCTGATGACTTCTTTGCCTCTGTTTATCCTACTATTTCTTCTGGTCAAAGCACAAAGGTAATTATTGTTTCCACCCCTCGCGGTATGAACCACTTCTACCGCATGTGGCATGACTCTGAGAGGGGCAAGAACGAATATGTGCCCACAGATGTCCATTGGTCTGAAGTGCCTGGTAGAGACGCTAAATGGAAAGAGCAGACGATTGCAAACACTAGTGAGCAACAATTCAAAGTCGAGTTTGAATGCGAATTCTTAGGATCTGTCGATACTTTAATTAATGCAGCAAAATTAAGAACTCTTGTCTATGATGATCCACTTAAAAGAAATGCTGGACTAGACGTTTATGAGCATCCGAAAGAGGAAAATAATTATCTAATCACAGTAGACGTTGCTCGTGGTATTGGTAATGATTACTCCGCATTTATTGTTTTTGATATTACCAATTTTCCATATAGGATTGTAGCAAAATATAAAAATAATGAAATTAAACCAATGCTATTTCCAAGTATTATACATGAAGTGGCAAAGGGGTATAATGATTCTTGGTTATTGATTGAAGTCAATGATATTGGTGATCAAGTAGCGAGTATCTTACACTTTGATTTGGAATATGATAACGTTTTAATGTGCGCGATGAGAGGTCGTGCTGGTCAGATTGTGGGTTCTGGATTTAGTGGTAAGAAATCCCAACTCGGAGTTCGCATGACTGCTGCTGTGAAAAAGTTGGGATGTTCTAATCTAAGAACATTAATCGAAGATGATAAGTTACTCGTAAAAGATTATGATATTATTTCAGAATTAACGACTTTTATTCAAAGAAAGAATTCATTTGAGGCAGAAGAAGGATGTAATGATGATTTGGCAATGTGTTTGGTCATTTTTTCTTGGTTAGTTGCTCAAGATTATTTTAAAGAAATGACGAACAACGATGTTCGTAAAAGAATTTATGAGGAACAGAAAAATCAAATAGAACAGGATATGTCACCCTTTGGTTTTATTGCAGATGGATTGGATGATTTTAGTGTTACTATTGATGAAGAAACTGGAGATCGATGGATATTTGCCGGATCAAAAAATGAAAATAATGCTTTAGAAGTATGGAATGTTGATGAATATGGTGATCGGTCTTATATGTGGGATTATAGATAAGGGAATTTATAAATACTTTTAGAATAATTCTGGTTAGTACGGAGAATAAAGATGCCGCTAAATTTAGCATCTCCTGGAATTGTAGTAAGAGAAATTGATTTAACAATTGGAAGAACTACTCCTTCATCTGACAAAATTGGTGCAATTGTATCTCCTTTTGCAAAAGGTCCAATTGATTCACCAACCCTAGTAGAAAATGAAAATGATTTACTCGTCAATTTTGGAGAACCATATTCAACAGACAAACATTATGAGCATTGGTTGACTGCTTCCTCATACTTAGCGTATGGTGGGGCATTAAGAGTTGTAAGAGCAAATGACAACGATTTAAGAAATGGTTTTGTTCCAACTACTGTTGGTGCAGCAACTAGCGTTAAAATTGATAGTTTAGACCACTATAATGCTTTAGGGTATGATGAGAATACTCTTGCAGGTGTTGTAGTTGCTGCAAGAAACCCAGGTTCTTGGTCAAACGGAATCAAAGTTGGTATTATTGACTCCAAAGCGGATCAAATTATTGTTGGTGTTAACACTTCAGTAGTATCTGGGATCACAACTATTCAAGTTGGATATGGTGTTACTCAGTCTGTAGTAGGTAGAGTAAATCCTGGTGCTGGTACTACCTCAGTTCTTGATGGATATCTGAAAGGCATTATTACTCAAGTATCAGGAACTAACATATATGTAAAAGTACTTTCCCATGTTTCTGCTGGTGGAACTGAAACTGAAGTAGATTATCAACCTTCTGGTCTTTATGCTTTTTCTTCAAGTGGAAGTGTTGCAATTCACACGAATGGACAAACAGTTGCAGCAGGAACAACTACATACACTGGAAGACTTGATTGGTTTGATCAGCAAACACTAGATCTTACAAATAATTCAACCATTTCTTGGAATAATATTGCTCCAAGGCCTGGAACTTCTGCTTACGCTGCAGCAAGAAACTCAAGATTTGATGAAGTTCACGTTGTGGTTATTGATGCTTTAGGTGAAGTAACTGGAAATGCTGGAACAATTCTTGAGAAGCACCTTGCACTTTCTAAGGCATCTGATGCAGAGTTCTCAGTTGGAAATCCTTCATACTGGAGAAAGTATATTGCAAATAATTCAGAATACATCTTCGGTCTTAATTCTCCAACAGGAATTGTAACTACTGGATATAGTTCTGGATTTGCGCTTGAGTCAGATGTTGCTTGGAACCAAGAAGCAAATGGAATTACATTTGCTGCTGCAGGATCTTCAACGAATACCCTAGCAGGAGGTTTAGATTACCATGGTCAGGCAGGAATAACTACCGCAGGATCATTAACTGCATCTTTAGCAGAACTTTCTGATGGATATGATTTATTTGAAAATACAGAAAACTTTAAGGTAGATTTCCTCCTAATGGGATCTGCTGCTTACAATATCAATGATGCACAAGCACTCGCAAATAAATTAATTTCTGTTGCCGAACTGAGAAAAGATGCAGTCGCATTTATTTCTCCATACAGAGGAGCAGCACTTTCAGACACTTCATCCCAAACCTCAGTAACAGTAAGATCTGCCGCTGATATTACTGACAATGTAATTGAGTTTTATGCATCTGTTGCATCATCAACTTATGCAGTATTTGATAGTAGTTATAAGTACATGTATGATAGGTTCTCAAATACATTCAGATATGTTCCATTGAATGGAGATATTGCAGGTCTTTGTGCTCGCAATGATATCAACAACTTTGCTTGGTATTCTCCTGCAGGTACATCAAGAGGTGCTATCCTCAATGCGGTCAAACTTGCATATAACCCATCTAAGACTCAAAGAGACAGACTCTACTCAAATAGAATCAATCCAATAATCTTCTCACCTGGAGCAGGAATTATTCTATTTGGTGATAAGACTGGATATGGTAAGGCGTCAGCATTTGATAGAATCAACGTTCGTCGTCTGTTTATCTATCTTGAGAATGCAATTTCTCAGGCAGCGAAAGACGCTCTCTTTGAATTCAATGATGAGATTACAAGAACTAACTTTGTAAACACCATTGAACCATTCTTACGCGATGTCCAAGCTAAGAGAGGAATCTTTGACTATGTTGTTATTTGTGATGAAACAAACAACACTGCTGCTGTAATCGACAACAATGAATTTGTTGCCGATATTTACATCAAACCTGCAAGATCAATTAACTTCATTGGTCTCAACTTTATTGCCACCAAGACTGGTGTTGACTTTGAAGAAGTAATCGGAAACTTTTAATTTAGAGGTTTAAACTACCATGGCAACTAGACAACAATTAAATCCACCTCCACTAAGAAAGATTACTGACTTTAAAAGTAAGTTAACAGGTGGTGGTGCTAGAAGTAATCTCTTTGAGGTTGTTCTTTCATTCCCAGATATTGCACAAGCAGACACTAATGTTCTTGATAAGGCAAGATTTTTAGTCAAGGGTGCAAATTTACCAGCATCTAACGTTGCACCAATTGATGTTCCCTTTAGAGGAAGAACATTAAAAGTTGCTGGCGATAGAACATTCGAAAGTTGGACAGTAACCGTCATTAATGATACAGATTTTGCTATTCGTTCAGCATTTGAAAACTGGATGAACAAAATCAACAGAGTTTCTGACAACACTGGTGAAACTGATCCAACTGCATATACCGCAGATGCATTTGTTTACCAACTTGATCGTGATGGATCAACTCTTAGGGCATATCATTTTTATGATATTTTCCCAACTTCTATTGGAGCGATTACTTTAGATTATAATACCCCAAACATTCAGGAATTTCCTGTAGAGTTCCAAATTCTCTGGTGGGAAGCGATGAAAGGTAATTCTCCAGCAGCTGGTGGAGAGGATATCAACTAAATATAACATATAATCAGTTTAAATTTATAAAATGGCGAAACTTTTTGGTTTTTCGATTGAGGATAACGAACAAAAATCCAAATCTATAGTTGCCCCCGTTCCTCCAAATAATGAGGACGGGGTTGATCATTTTATTCAATCTGGATTTTATGGACAATATGTAGATATTGAGGGTGTCTATAGGACAGAGTACGATTTAATTCGTCGTTATCGTGAAATGGCACTTCACCCCGAATGTGATGGTGCCATTGAAAGTGTTGTAAATGAAGCGATTGTCAGTGATCTTTACGATTCTCCCGTAGAAATTGAATTGACAAACTTAAACGCAAGTGATCGCTTAAAAGAAGTTATAAGAGCAGAATTTAAATATATTAAGGAAATCATGGACTTTGATAAAAAGTCCCATGAAATTTTTAGAAATTGGTACATTGATGGACGTTTATTTTATTTAAAAGTTATTGATCAAAAAAATCCTGAGGCAGGAATTCAGGATTTGAGATATATTGATCCAATGAAAATAAAGCACGTCCGTCAAGAAAAGAAGACGGGAAATAATGCAAATGATGCAAGAAATTTAAATTTATTATCAAAATCTTTTGGGCAAGATCAAGAGTATAACTTTCCAGAAATTGAAGAATATTTCGTATATACCCCTACTCCAAATTTCCCATCTGGAACACTTAGTGGTGGATCTAAAAAATCAGTTAAAATTGCAAAAGATTCAATTACATATTGCACTTCAGGTTTAGTTGATAGGAATAAAGGTACTATTCTCTCATATCTCCATAAAGCAATTAAAGCACTCAATCAATTAAGAATGATTGAGGATTCTCTTGTCATCTATAGATTATCTAGAGCACCAGAGCGTCGTATTTTTTATATTGATGTTGGTAATCTCCCTAAAGTAAAAGCGGAGCAATATCTAAAAGAAGTTATGAGTCGTTATCGTAACAAACTTGTTTATGATGCCAATACTGGCGAAGTTCGTGATGATCGTAAGTTTATGAGTATGCTTGAGGACTTTTGGTTACCAAGGAGAGAGGGTGGTAGAGGAACTGAAATTACTACTCTTCCTGGGGGTCAAAATCTTGGAGAATTATCCGATATTGAATATTTCCAAAAGAAACTTTATAGAGCACTAGGAGTTCCAGAAACAAGAATTGCTGGAGGCGGAGATGGTTTTAATCTTGGAAGATCATCCGAAATTTTAAGAGATGAATTAATGTTCTCAAAATTTGTTGGTCGTTTAAGAAAAAGATTTGCAAATTTATTTAATGATATTCTTCGCACTCAATTATTACTAAAAAATATAGTTTCCCCAGAAGATTGGGAGCAAATGAGTGATCACATTCAGTATGACTTTTTATATGATAATCATTTTTCAGAATTAAAAGAAGCAGAACTTTTGACAAATAGATTAACTCTCGCAACTACCATTGAACCTTATATTGGTAAATACTATTCTACTGAGTATGTTCGCAAAAAAATTCTTCGTCAAACTGATTCTGAAATTATTGAAATTGATCTTCAAATTGAAGATGAAATTGCTAAGGGTATTTTGCCAGATCCGAATGCTCCAGTTGATGAAATGGGAAATCCAATACCTGGTGGTGGGGAGATTGCTGGACAAGACATTCAACAAGGCGCAGGTGGCGAAATTCCAATGGAACCATCTATGGATGCTACAGCAGTAGAAATACCAGAACCTAAAGGTGGAAAAATATAAATAACCATATAATAATAAAACAATTTTTATGGAAGAACTTATCGACTTGATTGCAACTGATGGATCCCCATCAAATGTTTCTGATGTGATTAAACAATTACTTTATACTAGATCTGCAGAAAAAATTGATTCTATTAGACCAGAAGTTGCATCAATAATGTTTGGTGATGCTGATCAAACAGGAGATAATGAATAATGGCAACAAAAATAGTTCAAAATGTAAATAGAATTTCCCCAACTGTTTCTGTAGCAGCAACAAGTAATCCAATCTCCCTGAAAAGTGGTTATATCAGAGTTGCTACAGGATTTACTGCAGTTTACGTTGAAACTGGAGGAGATCCATTAGTTACCATCAATTCTTTTTATCTCCCACCTTATGGTACTGAAGTTTTAAAAGAAAGAATTGCTAGGCAAAAAGTTTCTGGTATTACGACAGGATCTTCCACAATTGTAACTTTGCCAGATAACGCAGGTAATCCATTTGTAGTTGGTGATTTTGCAACAATAGAGGGTGCTCAACCTTCTGGAATCAATACTGTTCATCAACTAGTTACACAAGCAACAGAAACAACAATTACTTTGTCTGCAAATACATCTTCAATTGTGGGTGTAATTACAACTACAAACGCGACAATTGCAAGAAGTGTCAAGGTTGCTGCTCTTGCGGATAGTGGAACAACAAATTTAAGTATCACAGAAGTAGTCCAATTAGTTTCCGAATAAAATGAAACTCATCACAGAAGAAATTTCAAAAGTAGAATTTATTACCGAAGGTAAAGGGTCTGCCAAAAAATCTTACATTAAAGGTATTTTCTTGCAGGCAGAACAAATTAATAGAAACGGCAGAATGTATCCTCTTTCTATCATGGAAAGAGAGGTAAATCGCTATAATGAAAATTTTGTTCAGAAAGGTCGTGCTCTTGGAGAACTTGGTCATCCAGATGGACCGACCGTAAATCTTGATAGAGTTTCACATAAAATCTGTGAACTTTATAGAGATGGTAATAATTTCATTGGCAAGGCACAACTTCTCGAAACACCTATGGGTAAGATTGCAAAATCTCTGATTGGTGAGGGTGTTTGTCTTGGTGTTTCTTCTCGTGGTGTTGGTTCACTCAAGATGACCAACGAAGGTCATAAAGTTGTCGGTGAAGATTTTATGCTTGCAACCGCTGCCGATATTGTTGCTGATCCTTCTGCTCCTGATGCTTTTGTTCAAGGTATTATGGAAGGTAAGGAGTGGGTTTGGGAAGGAGGAATCCTTCGTGAACAACTTGCAAATAATACACAAAGAAGAATCAATACCTTAGTTGATCAAAAAAGATTAGATGAACATAAAGTTCAACTGTTCCAAGATTTCTTAGCAAATCTTTAATTTATAAATAAATATAGATTATAACACAATCAATCAAATGTCCGTTGGTAGAAATTTACAAGAAATGGAAAACGTAGTAACCAAAGGAGCTGCACCTGCCGAACCAATGAGCACCATTGCACAGAATGCTTCTGGAGTCATGATTCCTGGGCAAACTGGTGCTTGGGAGGATTTGGGTGGTCCTACTCCACAAAATTATCGTCCAGACGATGATTCAGCAACTCTAAAAACGCCTGGAGCAACTCTTGCTCAGGTAAGAGATGTAGTTAATGCTAAAGCATCTGCTGCAGAACCTATGCCAACAATGGCAAAGGAAGAATTTGATGAGGAAGAAGATCTTGTCGATGAAGAAGAACTCGATGAAGAAGAACTCGACGAAGACGAAGAAGTAGTTACTGAAGAAGATAATGAAGATTATGAATATGACATCGAAGAAGATGTCAATGCTCTCTTAGAAGGTGAAGAACTTTCTGAGGAGTTCCAAGAAAAAGCACGCACTATTTTTGAAGCTGCGATTCGTTCTAAAGTTTCAGAAATTAAAGAAGAACTTCAAGAAACTTATGAAAATGCACTTATTGAAGAAGTTCAGTTTATCAAAGAAGAATTAACTGAGCGTGTAGATACTTATCTTGAGTATGTTACCGATGAGTGGATTCAGGAGAATGCACTCGCAATCGAGCATGGCCTCAAGACTGAAATGACCGAATCATTCCTTTCTGGAATGAAGGGTCTTTTTGAAGATCATTATGTTTCAATCCCTGAAGATAGATATGATGTAATCGAGAGTATGGTAGATAAACTTGATGAAATGGAAGAAAAACTCAACG